GGCGCAGCCCTACTACGCCCCCTTCCTACTATCAGCCGCGACGACGACGGCCAGTGTCAGCAGCGGAGCCATCGGCCGTGTCCGCTGGCGCACCGTCGAGCGAGATCCAGTCGATCACGTCAAACACCGGAGTGTAAACGCGGCCGTAGGATTTATGCTGATAATATTCCGAGCCGAGTTTCACGACGGCCACAGGCGCGTCCTGATCTTTCTCGACCTGATCGGCAACCTTCATAGCAAGCTGGTGCATAGCGCGCTTGCCGCCAACGGACGTGACCGTATAGCGGGCTTCCGTGCCAGCATCCTCACCGTCGAGGCACTTGACGCTCATGCCGACCTGCGGCTCCCATCCGCGCTTAGCGCCAGGCGGGGGCACGTCCAGTTCGGGAAGCGGCTCCGTAATGGACACCATCTTCTCGCCAAGAACTTCGCCTTCACCCCAAGCGATGAAACCGTGGACGAACGAGAACGGATTGACCGCCCAGCGTCCATCTTTGTCGATCTCAGTCTGATCCGCGCCGTAAACCCAATGGCCGGTCTTATCCATTTTCAGAATGACCGAACCGACGCCAGCGTCAGTGTCGAGTTTACGCAGCGACTCAGCCAGAGACGCAGCGGTGGGGAGATTGGCGTTGCCGAACTTTACGATATTAGACATTACTTTACCTCAAGTTTAGAGAAGGCAGAACGAATGTCCTTGCCTATTGTAAGCACCGCCGGCCGGGGATCGCTCTCCGGCGCGATTGTGTTACCTGTTGAGACTGCGACGACGAGATCCTTTGGCAGATCTAGCTTGTGCTTTTTCAGCACCTTCTCGACCTGCGCCGGTGATTTCAGTTCGGTCACAATCAATTCTTCGGAATCAAGTCCCATTTGCTCAAGAGCCTCGCGCGCTCCTTCAGCATTAGCCCATTGGCGAGTGGCGCGCTTCGGCACAAGTTTCCATCCGTCGATTGGCGCGTTGTTTTCCAGCATCGTCTGGGCCAGTTCACGAACGCCTTTAGCCCATTCTTCCGCAAGTATCGCCATCGCCAAAGCATGTTGCATCTTCTCCGGGTCAATCGCCTTCACTTTAGTCGCAACGGCGCGCTCTAGTTTACCTGTAAGCAAGGGGCAGACAGGCTTAGCCGAACACCAACGGCAATGATCGCCAGCGGCAAACGGCGCGTCGGGCTTGAAAGATTGCTGCACGGCATCATACAGCGTGCGCTCAAACGCCTTGATGCGACCGGGCGTCGTCACCCAACGCTTTACATAAGGCGGCTGCACGATGATTAGTTCGATCTCGTCGACGTTCTCAAACACCCAGCGCAGTTCCGGCGTGCGCATACCGGCCGCCGTATAGAACATAAGCTGTTCGTTTTCTTCCGCGTCGACAGCAACGCCGTCGCCAAACTTCCAGTCTAGCAGTATCGCGCGATTGCGTATGCGGCCAGCGAGATCGCAACTACCAAAAACTCCGGCAAGGAAGCCTCCAAAGTGAACGTTAACCTCTGTGGCAAACTCCAACTCATTATTAGGGTCGATTTCATTTAACGCGTCAAGCGCTAGGATAATCTTCTCATTATCCGTGTAGTCGTCGACCTTTGCGCCGTGCGACAAAATCATGTGCATTGCGTCGTGCAGACGCGAGCCTTCTTCCGCGTAGCTGCTTGTTGGTTTAGGAGGTAGTTCCGCCACTAACTTACGAGAGCCAGGGCATTTAATGAGACGCTTGGCGGACGAGCCGCCGACGATATTACTGTGTGTCATTACCTTACCTTTCAGTGATTCGACACTAGACTTTTCTTTACGTGTATGTCAAGAGACTTTTTATGCTAGAGAAAGACATAGAAAAGTATTTCATGCGCCGCGTCGCACAGATCGGCGGTCGAGCCTATAAGTTCGTATCGCCGTCTAACCGCGGCGTCAGCGACCGCGTGGTCTGTCTACCTGACGGCACGACGCACTTCATAGAACTGAAGCGCCCCGGCGGCAAACTCAGCGAATTACAGCGACGATTTGCAATCGAGATGATGACGCTTAGTCAGAACTACGATTGTCTCTGGTCTAAGTCCGAGGTAGACGAATGGTTAGCGAGCAAGACTAATGCACGAATATCTTAGTTACGACGCGAAAACAGGTATATTGTATTGGGCGGCATCAACCGGCCCAAGAGCCAAAATAGGCGCGCAAGCAGGGTATAAACGTAAAGATGGCTATATAGGTATTAAATTAAATAGACGTTTATATTTAGCGCATAGACTCGCATGGTTTCTATCATACGATAAATGGCCCGAAAATGAAATTGACCACATAAACGGCGACAGAACCGACAACAGGCTAGAAAATTTACGGGACGTGCCAAAATCATTAAATCAACGTAACGCAAAGCGTCGATGGGACAACACGAGTGGAAAAGTGGGCGTTCGTAAAGTAACGCACAAAAAGACAAACTATTGGATCGCCACATGGTTTGACAATAATAAGATCGGCCAAAAATGGTTCAACATCAATAAACTAGGGGAAGAGGCAGCGTTGTTATCCGCCATAGAATATAGAAACCAAAAACAGCGTGAGTTAGGTGGATTTACAGAAAGACACGGCGCATAAGATGGATCTCCGACCATACCAGCACGACGCCGCCGATTTCCTTTTCAGTCGTGACCGGGCCATGATCCTCGCGCCAGTCGGCGCGGGCAAGACAGCGATCACATTAACCGCTATGACCGAAATGATTATTCATGGTCATTGCGATCGCTGGCTTGTGTTAGCGCCGAAGCGCGTTTGCACCGATGTGTGGCCGGTCGAGGGGCGCAAATGGGCTCCTGAATTCAACATCGCTGTCGCAGTCGGCACGCCCGCGCAACGTAAGAAAGCGTTCGAATCCGACGCCGACATTGTTGTAACCAACTACGACAACATCCCCTCCATCAACCCGACCGGCTTCGGCGGCATTATCTTCGACGAGTTGACGCGGCTGAAAAACCCGTCCGGCAAGCGATTCAAGCATCTTCTCAAAATCCTCGACCAGTTCAAGATCCGCTGGGCGCTGACGGGATCGTTCACGTCAAACGGTTTAGAAGACGTGTTCGGCCAGTGCAAGGTCGTCGACCAAGCGCTGCTAGGCCGCAGCAAGGGCGCGTTCCTACAACAATACTTCTATTGCGTGAACCGCGACTTTGGCCAGTGGGAGCCGCTGCCGCAAGCGCTGCCGAAGGTCATGGAAGCGATCAAGCCGGCGACTTATGTGCTAGAGCCTGGCGAATATAAGGATAAGCTGCCGCCACTCCATGTCGTGCAAATGCGCTGCGATCTCGACGACCGCGAGCCGTATGAGAACATGAAGAAGGAGTATGTGCATGAAGAGATCACGGCTCCAACAGCGGCTGCTGTCACAAACAAACTTCAGCAGCTTACGTCCGGCTTCGCTTATGATAGCCAAGGCGTTGCTAAGTGGTTTGGACGCCAAAAGTTTGAATCTCTCCGAGACATCCTCGACGAAAATCAACGCGACAACACCATCATCGTCTACAATTACAAAGAAGAACTAGCCGAGTTACAACGCGAGTTCAACGTCGCCACGATTGACGAGCCTGACGCCATCGAGCGCTGGAACGCCGGCAAGATAGAGTTGCTGGCGATCCATCCTAAGAGCGCCGGTCACGGGCTCAACCTACAATTTGGCGGCAACAAGATCATCTTCCTGTCGCTGCCGTGGTCGCTCGAACTGTTCGAGCAAACGGTCGGTCGTCTGCACCGCAGCGGACAGACGCGCGATGTGTGGTGCTACGTCATCATGTGTAATAAAACTATTGACGAACGTATCTTTGATGCGTTACACGACAAAAAATCTTTAGCGGAGTTGGCCCTTGCCGAACTGTCTGACTTGGAAAGATCTAAATGATCGGCTGGCCGATCTGACCGAAACAGAGGTCTATGACCTACTGGAAGATGAGAAGCGTCACGCCCGGCGCTCGACCATCTTAGTGCGTCTGCATCAGCGTTACACGGTGCTGCGCATGTTACGCGAACGGGCGGCTCTTATGGAGATGATAAATGAATCCTCAAGAACTACTGTATGAAGCTGCGCAGATCATTGACCAGCGCGGTCAGGGATATGGCGGGATAGAGAACAATTTCCAGCTTGCGGCTGACTTGGCGTCGCTGCGTTTGGGGCGAGAGTTTCACCCCTACGAAATCGCCATCATGCTGGCCTGCGTTAAGAACGCCCGCGCGTTTGCGTCGCCGACGCACATGGACAGCCACGTTGACGCGGTGAACTATGAACTGTTCGCGGCTACGTTTGCCGCCGACTACGCCGAAGCGCGCGGTA